CTCCAATGGCAATTCCAAGACCTATCAGCTGCCCGGTCACACGATCGCGCAGCCTCGCTTGGCAATCCAGCGTCGTAAGATCGCTACCAATGTCGACGGTGTCGCGGACGACTCTATTCGGGTCGTTTACGGAACCAAAGACGAGGCCGATCTCCCTCTCGCTGCTCGCACCTCCTTCGAGGTCATTGTCCGTCGCCCCGCGAATGGGGTAACGGGCGACGTCACTAGCGCCTTAGCCGTCTTCCGCGACGTCGTCGCTTCGGACGAGTTTACGGCTACTGTCACCTCTCAGTCCTGGTCCAAGTAGGGCCCGACTGCTCTGTGACGTGACGTGCCGCCTGTAGGCATCCTGCCTAGAGGACTTCCGGCATGACTTTCGATCCATCCATCGTTGGAGGTTCCATGAAGATTCATGGTGTAATAGACATATGCAGGGTTGCTATGCTCTATTTGCGAGACAGCCCCTTTTGCGGTACCGCTTTTGGTAAACGGGTCGAGGGCCTAATACGCTCAAGATCCGCCCATAAGCTAGCCGCTTTGACGGACGAACCTGAGGCACATAGTGAGCTTCAGATGACGATCTTCTGTTCCCAAATGGCCGCGTTCTTCAAGAAGAACATCGACTATGCGGTGGAGAAGGTTTGTGACGCAAGTGCCCGACTGTCCTTTGATAGGGCAGAGCGTTTGTGTCGGATCACTAACCGACGGTTAGACTGGTACGCGCTTCGGCCTGAACGGCTGGACGACGTACGATCAGCGCAAATATCCAAAATGCGCCGTGTCATATCTGAGGTCTGTGGTAGTCATTCTCGTTGGCTGGGGGTACTCCCTGAGTCAATTAGAGTTACGTCTGGGGCGACGTCTGAGACGTCGCGTGAAAGATCAGTGCCTTACATGAAGGTACGGAAGTCGATCGCATGTACGTCTGGCGCTTGGCCCTACGTGGAAGCCCTGTCGAAGTATTATATCGGGAGGGCACCCAAATTCCACGAGGTGTGTCACAATAGGATTGTGACAGTGTCCAAGAGCATCAGTACCAACCGGACGATTGCGGCCGAGCCCGCTGGGAACCTCCCAGTTCAGCTTTCGGTCGATTCGTGGTTAAAGAAGCGCTTGCGAAAGTGCCTCGGTATTGACCTCTCATCCCAGCGCAAAAACCAGGAAATGGCCCGTTCTGGGTCTATCACTGGCAAACTTGCTACCATCGATCTCTCGATGGCATCCGACACGTTGGCGTATAACGTTGTGCCCTACCTCTTTCCAGAGGACTGGTACATGACGTTGCATCGCCTGCGTACACCATGCTACAAGGGTAAATTTGGCGAAGGAACTTACGCCAAGTTTAGTAGTATGGGTAACGGCTTCACGTTCACGGTTGAGACATTGGTCTTCGCCGCGGCGTGCGTCGCTGTCGGTAGTGAGGATTTCACAGTGTACGGTGACGACATCATCCTAGAGTCGCACTTGTACGGTGACGTCTGCGCATTGCTACGCTACCTCGGCTTCGTGC